GGGTGAATCCGCTGCGTACGGGTTCCCTGGAATCGTTTGTGCGGCTGGCGCAATGCTGGTCGGTTGTGCCGCGCAATGCGGCCGAGGGGTGATCGAGATGCCTGGTCCGATGCCGAAGGATCCGTCCGTCAGGGCTCGTCGGAACAAGACTGCGACGGCGGCGACGTTGCGCGCGGATGCTGCGATTACGGCGCCGGAGTTGCCGGGCGACGAGTGGCATCCGATGACGTTGGCGTGGTGGCGGGACGTATGGGCGTCGCCGATGGCGCCGGAGTACGACGACTCGGACAAGCACGGTCTGTACGTGCTGGCGATGTTGGTCGAGGACTTCTGGCGGGCGCCGACGATGGACTGGCGTCAGAAGCTCGCCGCGGAGCTGAGGCAGCAGGGTCAGCGGTTCGGACTGTCGCCGATCGACCGTCGGCGGTTGCAGTGGGAGATCGAACGCACGCAGGAGGCCCAGGACAAGGGCCAGCGTCGTCGTTCGCAGCCTGCGAAGGTTGCCTCTGGTGGTGATCCGCGGGCGGTTCTGCGGTCGCTGTGAGCGTCTTTGTCGTTCCGTCGATGGACGAGGAGCCTTGGCCGTCTCTGGGCGGTCAGGTGTGTCAGTTGATCGAGGAGCGGGCCGTCTTCGGGCCCGGTTCGCTGAAGGGTCAGCCGGCGGTACTGGACGATGAGAAGCGCGCCGCAATCTGGAAGGCGTACGAGGTCTATCCGCGCGGTCACGAACTGGCCGGCCGGCGCAGGTTCCGTCGGGTGCGGTTCTCGTGGCGCAAGGGCACCGCGAAGACCGAGCTGATGGCGTGGATCGCATTCGCCGAGCTTCATGCCGAGGGTCCGGTCAGGTTCGACGGTTGGGACGCGAGTGGTAATCCGGTGGGCCGGCCGGTCCGCGACCCGTACATCCCGCTGCTGGCCTACACGCAGGAGCAGGTGGAGGAGCTGGCCTATGGCGCACTGATGGTGGTGTGCCAAGAGGGGCCCGACGCGGATCTGTTCGACGCCGGGTTAGAACGCATCTTCCGTCTGAATGAGCGCGGCAAGGCTGACGGCAAGGCTGTGCCGCTGGCGAACTCGCCGAACGCTCGCGACGGTGCGCGGACAACGTTTCAGGGCTACGACGAGACGCACCGCCTGGACCTACCTCGGACACTGGCTGCGTACGAGACGATGGAGGCGAACCTTCCGAAGCGGCCGTTAGATGATCCATGGTCGCTGGGCATCACGACGGCCGGCGTTCCTGGTGGCGGCTCCGTCGCGGAGAAAGACAAGGACGAGGCCGAGGCCATCGCGCGGGGCGAGGTCGAAGAGCCCGAGATGTTCTACTTCCACCGCGAGGCCGGACCGGAGCACGATCTGTCGACGATGGCGGGTCGAATCGAGGCGGTGCGCGAGGCGTCGGGTCCAGCGGTCGCGAAGTGGTCTGATCTGCGGGGTATCGCCAAGCAGTGGGACCGTCCCGGCGCGGATCATCGGTACCTCGAACGAACCTGGCTGAACCGGTGGACGCAATCGGATGCGCAAGCGTTCGACGTGAAGCGGTGGCGCGAGGAGTTGGCGCGGCCGGATCGTCGGATCCCCGACGGAGCGGCGGTTTCGGCCGGTTTCGATGGGTCGAAGTGGAAGGACACGACGGCGCTGATCGTCACAGAGTTGGCGACGGGATTCCAGCACCGACTGTGGGTGGGGATACCCGACGACGATCACCCGGTGGAGCAGTCCGCGGCGGACGAGGCGGTAGCCGAGGCGTTCCGTCGGTGGAACGTGACCCGACTGTACGGCGACCCGGCGCAAGGCTGGGACGATGCGCTCGCCCGCTGGTCGGGTAAGTACGGGCCGAAGCGAGTGGTGTTCTTCTACACCGACTCCCGGAACCTGCGGAAGACCGCGACGATGTGCCGGGCATATGCGCAGGCGATCAAGGCCGGCGAGGTCACGAACGACGCCGATCCGATCTTCGCGTCACACATAGGCCACGCGCAGAAGCGCGATATCAGGATGTCCGACGAGGACGGCGCTCCACTGTGGGTCATGGAGAAGGAACGACACGACTCGCCGAACAAGATCGACTGCGCGATGGCCGGCGGCCTGTCCTGGCAGGCCCGTCTTGATTCGATAGCGGCTGGCGAAGGCGTCGTCACCGAGGATTACGTCTACGTGTGAGGGGGTCTGGTGGACGCCATAGCGGCTCAGGCTCTCACTCACAAGCTGTATCAGCGGCTCGTCTACCGGCGTCCGATGGTTGCGAAGCAGGAGGACTACTACCGCGGTAAGCAGCCGTTGGTGTTCGCCTCGGACGAGTGGCAGAAGTTCCATGCAGACCGGTACCGGGGGTTCTCCGACAACTGGTGCGGCGCAGTGGCGAACGCGGCTGCTGAGCGGGTGTCCGTGATCGGCTTGTCGCTGCCCGGTGGCGATGGATTCACCGCGACGGAACGTGCACTGTGGGCCGACTGGCAGCGCAACGAGATGGATGCGCAGCAGTCGCAGGGCGTCCTCACGTCGGTGATCGCGAAGCGATCGCACATCATGACGTGGAGCGATCCGACGGAGCCGGGGACGCCCCTGGTGACGTGGGAGCATCCGTCGTTCTGCGAGGTCGAGTACGACGACGAGCATCCGCGGATCCGCAAGGCTGCGATTCGTTCCTGGCGCGACGACACCACGGAGTACGCCACGCTGTACACGCCGCTGCAGGTGTGGAAGTGGTACCGGCCGGTGATGCAGCGCTCGGACACCGGTAAGCCGAAGGCCGAGCAGGATCGCGACACGACAATGTCGAACGGTGGTTGGCTCCCGCGCGATGTTGCGGGCGAGGTTTGGCCGGAGGTCAATCCGTTGGGCGTCGTGCCCATCGTGGAGGTTCCGAACCGGCCGATGCTCCGCGGCGAGCCACTGTCGGACATCGCGGGCGTGATGTCGATGCAGGATGCGATCAACCTGCTGTGGGCGTATCTGTTCAACTCGGCGGATCACGCTTCGATGGCGGCGCGGATCGTGACTGGCACGGACATGCCGAAGACGCCGGTCCTGGACGCGGACGGTCAGAAGATCGGCGAGCGGCCGGTGAAGCTGGACGACATCGCCAAGGGCCGGCTGCTGTGGTTGACGAGCCCGGACGCGAAGATCGATCAGTGGGACGCGGCCAGGCTGGACGTGTTCACGGCCGTAGTCGAGATCGCCGTCGGTCACGTGTCCGCGCAGACGCGGACCCCGGCGAATTACCTGATGACGACCGGCGGGTTCTCGAACATCTCGGGCGACACGTTGAAGGCTCTCGCGGTTGGCCTGGTGAACAAGGTTCGGGAGTTCCACCTGTTCGCGGCCCCGGCGATCCGTGAGACGTTCCGATTGATGGCGTTGGTGCGCGGTGAGAACGCGATCGCTGAGCAGTGCCGGACGGCCGAGGTGAACTGGCACGACCCGGAGAACCATTCGGAGTCGCAGCAGGCCGACGCCTTCCAGAAGGACGTGGCATCGGGCCTGCCGATGCAATGGGCGTTGAAGAAGCGCTACGGCCTGTCGCCGCAGGAGATCGCCGACGTCATGACGCTGGTGGACCAGAACAAGACGGATCCGACGGTCGACGCACTCGCGGGCAAGCTGCTGGCCGGTGCCGGCGATGGCGCTGCCTGACGCGGTTGTCGCCCACGACGACCGCATGCGCCGTATCACGGCGGCGACGTTGCTGCAGATGCGTTCGCTGTGGCGGCGTCTCGGTTCCGGCGATTGGGACGTCGCCTGGCGCACGCTGGGCCCGCAACTGCTGACGGTGATGGTCGCGGCGCAGGTGGCGGCCGTCCGGGAGGCCGATGCCTACGTGTCGGCGACCGTGGCGGCGTTGAACCTGCCGGATCGCACACAGGGCCAGGTGTCGCCGAACGGGTTGGCGGGCACTGCGTCGGATGGTCGGCCGCTTCTGTCGCTGCTGTACGAGCCGGTGATCGCGGCTCGGGCCGCTGGTGCCAGGTTGAGCCTGAACACGGCTCAGGCGCTCTCTGCGGGCCGGGAATCGCTGGACAGGATCGTGCTGACCCAGGTCGCCGACGCTGGACGTGCCGCGGAGTCGGTGGCGACGGTGACGCGGCCCGGGATCACCGGCTACGTGCGGATGGTGTCGCCGCCGTGCTGCGACCGGTGCGCGATCCTGGCGGGCCGCCACTACCGGTGGAACGAAGGGTTTCAGCGCCACCCGCGGTGCGACTGCCGGCACATTCCGGCATCGGAGGACGTGGCCGGCGACCTGACGACGGATCCGCGGCAGCTGATCGAGCAGGGCAAGGTTCACGGCCTGTCCGACGCCGACCGGAAAGCCATCGCCGAAGACGGCGCGGATCCCGGCCAGGTGATCAACGCGCACCGCGGCATGTCCACGGCGCAGGGGTTGAAGGCCACCAGGGCGGGCAAAGCGTTCCGCCAGGGCGGCGTGAGGCTCCGGCCCGAGTCGATCTACAAGATCGCGGGCGACGACCGCGACGAGGCGTTGCGGCTTCTCCGCCGCTTCGGCTACGTCATCTGAGCTTCCCGGCAACCCGACCGGGATGGCGCGCAACGCGCCGAACCGTCTACCGCACTGGAGACACGCATGTCCGCACCGCTGACCGAAGACGTCGACCCGGCAACCGGAGTCGAGGACGAGGCCGACAACGCTGCCGCCGCTGATCAGGGCGACAACGACACCACCACCGACCAGCAGCCCGAGGGCGCCGACCAGTTGGGCGACGCCGGCAAGAAGGCGCTGGATGCGATGAAGGCGAAGTGGAAGGCCGCCGAGAAGCGCGCCGCCGCCGCCGAGGCCGAGATCGCAAAACAGGGCAAGACTCCCGACGAGCAGGCCATCGAGGAAGCGCGTCGTGCCGCAATGGCCGAGGCTACCGAGAAGGCCAACAAGCGGATCCTCCGTGCGGAGGTTCGCGCGCAGGCCGCGGGGAAGCTTGCCGACCCGGCCGACGCGCTGCGTCTGCTGGACCTGGACGACTTCGACGTCGACGAAGACGGAGAGGTCGACGCCGACGCGATCAGTGCCGCGATTGCGGACCTGATCAAGTCCAAGCCCTACCTGGCGGCCGATGCCGGCAAGCGGTTCCCCGCCAACGACACGAACGCGACCCGCAAGGGCGCCGAGGGTCCCAAGCAACTGACCGAGCAAGACGTGAAGCGTCTGTACGCCGCCAAGGACTACGACGCCATCGAGAAGGCCCGATCCGAGGGCCGACTCAACGACGTCCTCGGGATCAAAACCACCTGAGTTGAAAGGAAGCCGTCATGGCTATCACCAAGTTCGTTCCGGAGATCTGGTCGGCGCAGCTGCTGTCCGTGCTCTCCAAGTCCCTCGTGTTCGCGGGTTCGCCGTGCGTGAACCGAAACTACGAGGGCGACATCGCCGCCCGCGGCGACACCGTGCACATCGTGTCCATCGCGGACCCGACCATCTCGGACTACACCAAGGATTCCGACCTGTCGGTGCAGGTGCTCACCGACGACGAGCAGACCATGGTCATCGACCAGGCCAAGTCGTTCGCGTTCGAGATCGACGACATCGACCGTCGTCAGGCCCAGTCCGGCGGTGCGCTGATGTCCGAGGCTGCGAACCGTGCGGCGTTCGGTCTGCGCGACGTGGCCGACAAGTACGTGCGCGATCTGATGATCGGCGGCGTCGATTCCGACAACGTGCTGGGCGTCATCGACGGGACCACGGCGAGCAACGTGTACGACGATCTGATCGTGCCGGCGGGCGTGGCGCTGGACGAGCAGAACGTCCCCACCGAGGGGCGCTGGCTCGTGCTGACTCCGGCGGCGTACGGGAAGCTGCAGCTCGACGACCGGTTTATCAAGGCGAACGAGTCGGGCACCTCGGCGCTGCACAACGGCGTGGTCGGCGACGCCAACGGCTTCGTCATTCTCAAGTCGAACAACGCCAAGATCGCGTCGCGTTCCGTGACCGTGACCAACACGTCGGGCACGAAGACCCTGACCGGTTCGGCTGGCGACTTCTCTCAGGCCGACGTGGGTCGTGCGGTGACCGGCACGGGCGTCGCGTCGTCCAGCACGGTCGTGTCGGTGAACGCGGATGGCTCGGTGGCGACGCTGAACAACAACACCAGCGCCGCCGTCACTTCCGCCACCGTCGCGGCCGGCGAGGTCGCCATCGCGGGTTCGCCCATCGCCACCAGCTACGCCGAGCAGATCTCCAAGGTGGAGGCGTTCCGGCCGGAGAAGCGGTTCGCGGACGCGCTCAAGGGCCTGCACCTGTACGGCGGCAAGGTCGTGCGGTCGGAGGCTCTGGTCGTGGCGTCGGTCAAGACGTCCTGACCCTGACCTGACCTTGATCCTGCGAGTTCCCGGAGGTCGTCGATGACTGCGTTTGCAACTGTTGACGATCTCCGGGACCGCGGGCTCACCGTCTCCGTCGACGACGAGACGGCGGCGACGGCGATCCTCGGGGACGCTGCCGCGTATCTGCGTTCGGTGATCGGGTCGGACGTCTACCCTCAGCAGACTTCGACGCTCACGCTGCACCAATATGCCGGCGACGAATGGCTGACGATACCGGTCGCGCCGGTCATCTCGATCACGTCTACCACGGTCGACGGCAAGTCCGTAGATCTGACCCCGATCGACGGTGCCGTGCGAGTGTGCGGTCCGGCCGACGTGACGCTGACCGTGGTGCACGGCTACGACACGGCGCCGGCAGATCTGGTCGCGTGGAACTGCGTCGTCGCGTCGCAGGTGCTCAAGACGGTCACGGAGATGGGCCAGCTCGGCGCGGGCGAGGTCACATCGTTCGGTATCGACGACTACCGCAAGGGGTTCAAGCAGGGCTCCGACGTTGGCGCGTTCAGCTTGCCTCAGCGGGTGATCGACGGGTTGCGCAGCCGGTACGGATCGGGCGTCTACGTCGTGGGTTCCCGATGACGTCGCCTGCGGCGATAATCGCGGCCGGCCGTGCCCTGGCCGAGTCGCTGATGCTCGACACCTGCACGGTGAAGCGGCCGTCGGCGGAGACGACCATCGACCCGGACACGGGCCTGCCGACGACGACCTGGTCGACGATCTACACCGGCAAGTGCAAGATCCAATCGGAGTCGGTGCAGTCCCTCAATCCGAAGTCCGGCGATCACGTGTACACGGTGGATCGCTGGGAGGTTCATCTGCCGGTGTCGGCGACGGGCGTCAAGGTCGGCGACGTCGTGGAGATCACCGCGTCGCCGCTGGATTCCGTGAACGTGGGCCGAAAGTTCAGCGTCTCGGGTCTGTTCCGTAAAACGTTGGCGACTGCGCAGCGGCTACCCGTCGAGGAGGTCGTCGGTTGAGCGCGATCATCGACGATGCGCAGGTTGTGAAGCTGGCGGCGGACATGCGCCGGTCGGCTGCGCTGTCGCTGGTGGAGATCACTGCGACGACGGTCCGGGCGGGGAAGAACATCCAGCGCGAGGCCAGGTCGGCGGCTCCGTCGGGCGGGCATGTTCCGGGCTACGCGGGCAAGATCACGACGTCTACGAAGAAGTCGGCCTGGTCGATCGAGGCTGAGGTCGGTCCGTTGCAGTCGGGTCAGGGTGCGCTCGGGGAGATCCTTGAGTTCGGTACTGCCCGTAACGCGCCGCATCCGCATTTGATGCCAGCGGCGGACGCCGAGATCCCGGTTTGGCTGCGCTACGTGGCGCAGGCGTTGGGTGCCGGGATCTGATATGGCTGCGACGGTTGCCGACGCCATCGTTGCCCGCTTGCAGTCGGTCGCCCCGGCCGACGTGCAGGTGTACGACAACGAGGTTCCGGAGAAGCCGGCGGCGCGGTACTGGGTGCTGTACTGCGGGCTCGGGATCTGGTCGGCGTCCACTTACGGCGGCGAGCATTCCGACAACTCGGTGACGTTCCAGTTGACGACCGTGGCATCCGATCAGCAGGGCCAGATGGTGGCCGCGCAGATGTGCCGCTGGCTCGAAGCGAAGGGCGTCGCGGCGCTGCTGGGCTGGAAGCCGACGGTGATCGACCTGACGTGTTCCACCATCGGCCAGGTCCAACTGGACAATTGGCCGGCGCGTGACGAGTCCGTACTTGCGGTGCCCACCGTGTACGCCGTGGACCGCTTCACTCTCCGCGCCTACTCCTGACCCACCTATCCGCCATCACCCCGACGAGAGGGGCTGTTTGCCATGCCCAGACCAGTGCAGCGCGGCGCCGACATTCGCCGTGCCATCGCCGAACGCGAGGCCGAGGCGCTGCGCCGCCTGGCCCGCGACACCGAGCCGTCACCCGAGCCTTCACCCGAACCGTCACCCGAGGCCACCCCGAAGCGCCGCAACAAGCGGCCGAGCAAGAAGGAGCAGTAACCATGGCCGCAACGTTCACCGACGAGGGCATGAAGCTGTACTGGTTCCCGGAGGACACCACCCTGACCGGCACCTGGGACGCACTGAAGCCGGCCGACTTCGCCACCACCGGAGTGGTGGACCTGTCCGATTTCGCCGTGGTCGGCGGTTGTGAGTTCCAGGCCGCGGCGTCGGACACCATCGACGAGAAGGTGTACTCCGACAAGGGCAAGGTCTCCGTCCCGACGTACTCGAACTACACCGGGAAGGGCCAGTATCGGCGCGACCGTACCGACGGCACCCTGTCCGCTGACGACGTGTTGGCGCTGTTCGACAACCGCGCCAAGGGCTACATCGTCAAGCGTCTCGGGCTCCCGGAGGCCACCGCCGTCGCCGCTGGCCAGGACTACGAGTACTTCCGGTTCGTCTCGGACTACATCGCGACGATCAACGACGCGAACGGCGGCTACGAGGAGATCGAGGTCGGCTACCTACAGGACGGCGACCACGGCTTCGGCACCATCGCGGCGGCCGCCTGACAGACAGCCCCGGCCGTCGTGCTCTCGGGTGACGCGGCGGCCGGGGTTGACCCTTCCCTCACCCG